TAGAATTAAACGAGATACTAATACTAATATTAATAATGATAATGATAATGATAATGATAATGAAATAAATGATATTGAAATAAATGAAAATGCAATAAATGATAATGCAATAAAACAATCATTGGATGGTTTTAACGATGGTTTCAGTACATTTTCAAGAAATAATACTCCTAGTGGAAACAGAAGAGAAGATTTAGACTATAAAATTTCAGAAAGAGAATTGTTATTTCAAAGAGGTACAAATCCATTTTTATCCAATACTAACACAGATTATGTCAATGATATAGAAACCAGAGATAATTTTCTAAAACCTAAAAATACTACTTCAGATAAAATAAATAACAACAATGAAAAATAAATAAAATAATCATATAAAACAACTTAAAAAAGTTTTTAAAACTTTATCAATAAACCTATACATGAGTAAAAGTGGATCATACACAACTCAAAATGATTTGTTATTAAATAATTTAATGGAGTTTTATAAAATCGGACAAGGGGAAAATTTGGATAAAATGTTAAAAATAATAACAGGAGAGTCAAAAATTTCTCTGAGAATTGTAGACTGGTTTGCTACTAATTATGCAAAAAAAAATTACACATTATATGATTTGGATGAAACAGATAATAATACGGAGAGACGATTCAAGGTTTATCTAGATTATAAGTTAAAACTGAAAGCATATAGTAAACGTCGTTTTGATCCGTTCTGTAGATGGGAAAGAATTAATATTCCTTATAAAGAAGATAAATACATTGAAACCACAATTGGTCAACTAAATTTTTTCAAATGGGCACTAGAAAATAAAGTTATTGATTATATTGAAAAGAATTATGATGTCATTGAAAAAGATATGAATAATCGCAATAGTACTTCAAAGAGAAAAGAAAATATAGTTGAAAATACAAAGACGCGAAAGAAGAGAGAAGAATTATCAGTTTCCGCTACAAAAAGCATTAAAAAAGAGAAGGTAGAAATTGTGGTTCAATTTAATTAAATTATATATTTATATATTTAAATATAAACTAAAATTTAAATATATATTATAATTTAATAAATAATATAAACAATTTATTTTTATTAATGGGAAATACACAATCAATAAGAAAAATAAGTTTTGAAGATGTACAAATTATAATAAAAAACCCAGAGATTTATTTATTAATTAATACTTTAAATGAGTCAGAACAAATATGTCTAATTCAGAATACTATACCTATTTCAAAAGAAGAACCTATTATTAATAAACATTTAATTTCTGGAAAAAATATTCGTATTATAATTTATGGTAAAAACTGCAACGATGAAAAAACATTTAAAAAATATCAACAATTGCTTTCATTAGGGTTTTATAATGTATTTATTTACACTGGTGGATTATTTGAATGGTTATTATTGCAAGATATTTTTGGAAATGAAGAATTTCCTACTACGTCAAAACAATTGGATGTATTAAAATATAAACCACAATCTGTATTAAATATACATTTAATAGAAAATTAATAAAAACCTAATAAATTTAATTATATATAATCGCATTTAATTGCGATATAATTATTATTTTCATCAATTATTATTTTATAAGGTTTTCCACAACCATATATTTTTTTATTATTAATATAATAATCACATAATTCTTTGGATGAATGAGGGTCCATCTGTTTATTATTTTTAATAAAAACACCGTGGCGAAAAATACAACAATTTAGTTCTTCAATAAGCATAAATTCATTACAATGAGGACATGTTACAACTATATGATTGGACATTTTTACAATATTAAATATATATTTAATGTATATATATATTTAATATTTATTTATGTAAAATTAAAGCTAGGATTATCTATAATTTTTCTTATTTCTCTCAAATAAGAGTTCATTTCATTTTTATCTTTTTGTTTATCTAACAAATTATATATAGTATGAATCATACCAGTATCCAACAATTCAATATCACTTTGTTCATCCCAACCAATATCATCTATAAATTGCCTTAAATTTGCATTTGATTGTGCCCTTGTACTTATAAAATTGTACAAATTTTTATATTCTTTATTGTCATGTTCGCTATCATCATCTATATCAGTTAAATATTCTTCATGTAAAATTGACATTTCTTATATTCTATTCTATTATATTTATAACTTGTAAAAAAAAGTTATTATATTTCAATTTTTTATATTACATATTACATATTACAGATTGCATATATTTATTAGTTATTATTTATTATTTATCATTTATCTCAATATTTATCTGTCTAATCCATTCATCAAGTATTTTTTCGTTACCATATATATCTTCATTACCATCTAATATGATGCTCTCGCAATTTAATTCATTCATCATATTGTCATGATAATTGTCGCATTTTTGTAAATAATCTAATGGAATTAACGATTCTCCCTTTCTAGATCTTTTTGTAATCCTTTCCGCGCATTTTTCAGGAGAAGTTTTTATATAAATTACTTTATGAATAGGGTAATCATTCACGAATTCATCAAACCATTTTAAATATATCTGGTAACAAATATACTCTATTTTCCCTTCATCATAAAGCATTTTTGCAAATACTAATTTATCTGTAAGTAAAGATCTTTCTGTAATAATAATTGCATTTTTATTAGTTTCGCATGCTTTTTTCAAAATAGATAATCTTGAAATAAATGCCAAAACTTGAAATGGAAAAGAATATTTGTTTTGATCATCATAAAATTTCTCCAAAATATTTTTATCATTTTCATCTTTAATTTGTTCCCAAATTCCTACTGGTTCTTGTAAAATTATAATTTTTTTGCTATTGGAATAAAGTCTCGTTAAATTTTCTAACAAAGTTGTTTTACCAGATCCAATATTACCTTCAACTGAAAAGGTAATATTTCCATTATTCATATTCATATTCATATTCATATTCATATTCATATTCATAATAAAGTTATTACTAATATATTTATATATTGAATTATTAAATAAATAATAAATCAATTTTTTTAGAATATTAATAATAATTAACAATTATTATTATATTTATTATATTATAAAAAATTGAAATATAATAAACTTAAAAACAAATGAACATACTTATAATAAACCTTTAAACCTAATTTAATATAATATAATAATGGATCTTAAACAAAGAAAACTATCAAAATCTGAATGGGAATCTATTGAAGTTCCCGTTCCTTTAACAGAGCAAGAAATTCTAAAATTGATAAGTGATGGTTATGATAATGTCAACATAAAATATAATAAACACATGTCTTTATTCTCCTTTTTAAAAATAGAATATAGTGAAGCTATGGAAGAATATTTATATAATAAATTGTTGTTTGAAAATATAAAAAAATGGAGCAATGAATATTCTATTGATAATATAGTTAATGTAAAATCTAATATAAATATAAAAAAGGCAGACCAAATTCGGTTAGCAAAGATTGATATGAATGCTGAGTTGTTAAAACAAACATATGAATTTATTATTATAGAACAATTGGAAAATTTATTCAAAATGAAATTTGCGAATAATAAAAATTGGATATACTCTTATTTTACTATTTATAAATTAATGCAAAATACCATTTCAAGATTAAATGCTTTATTTGTAAAATTCGTTAATTCAATTATTGATAAATACAGTGAAGAAGTAGATATTTTACATATTATTTGTAATGCAGTTCAGTATTTAGAAAAAAATAATTATTTATTAAAATATAGCGATATAACTTTGTATGATCATCAAAAAGATATTTTTACTATTTCAAAGAATCCAGGTTCAAAATTGATTTTGTATATTGCGCCTACAGGAACAGGTAAAACAATGACTCCATTAGGATTATCGCAAAAAAATAAGATTATATTTGTTTGTGCAGCAAGACATGTGGGACTAGCCTTAGCGCGTTCGGCTATTTCTATTCATAAAAAAATTGCATTTGCATTTGGATGTTCAAGTGCAGAAGATGTAAGATTACATTACTTTGCAGCAACAGATTATACTATTGATAAGCGCAGTGGAGGTATTAGAAAAGTAGATAATAGTGTAGGTGATAAAGTTGAAATTATAATTTGTGATATTAAATCT